ATTTTTAGCCGCCGTATTGCTGCTTCATGTAACCATTATCTATGGATTCCATATATAAGTACAGTCTTATTTAACTTATTTTTCACCGTTCGTCGGATTTTGGAAATAGTAGGGAAATAGTAGAAATTCTGCTTTCTCCTAATTTGACGTAAGTTGTTGATTTATAAGGAATTGATAGGCTATATATATAGGAGATAGAGAGATAGGGAAATAGTATATAATACTATTATCATTTTTTTAAAGGCGTTTACCCCCCTTACTGGGGTAGTATCTATCTCCTATCTCCTATTTTATTTATTATTATTGTATTTATTATACTATTTCCCGATCCCCCGATCTGCTGCAAAATCAATGACTTACGTTTTTTTTCCCAACTATCTCCTACTATCTCCTAATTTAAAAACACAAAAAAGCCGCTTTGCGCGGCTGTTTTAGTCATTTTGAGTAGTACATTGTTGTTTTCCTGTTGGGTGACAGTTTGGACTGCGCTGTTATTTTACCTTCGCCAGCGAGCCAATCCAGACCGTCCTGAATCTGCGCCTTCGTGAACTTATGCCTAAACTTGTTCACAATGCCGCCTAGCGTGATTTCTTCACCGTTTGGTATTGCGCTCGCTATTGCATCGAGAACAGCTTGAGAACGATCTCCTATGTCCTTACTTCCCGCATTCTGGTTCGCCTTAGCTTTGCTGATTTTCTCGCTTGTAATGCTACGGACAAGCGCGTCAGCCCACTTTAAGCATTCAAGCGTTACAACCCCACCAGCTACGCCTAAAATGCCCGCTACCTTCAGCGTAAGCTCTGGAGCTCGCATTGTTAGCGTCTGCATACCCGTACCATCGTCCTGCTCTGCTTTTCCGATGGTGTGCCAATATTGGTAGACCTCTTGCTCATACGCCGCCGCGTCGTCGCTTAATGGTAGGTATTCAACATCGCCATAGCGTTTAATCTTGCCCTCTGGACTATGCCCGCCGCTGTACATTGCACCAAGCTGGGCAGCAATGGTAAACGGCACGCCTTGCCTGCTATCGTACGTTCCAACGTCTTTACGATGTGGCACGTCGTCATGCTCCGTAAACACCAGCGAACGCCCAACAAAGCCCCCAGTGACTAGCCACGGGTCTCCGTTAATGGCTTCATTAAAACTAGACGGTTCAGATATACCGAAAAAAGACGTGAACGGGTTAACAATACCTTCGTCTACGCTTTCGAGCTCTTTTTTCAATTGATCTTCTTGATGCTCTAGCCCCGCATCGCCTGCATCCATTCGCTTAACGACCTTAGCAATATCGCGCTGCACCATTTCGCGCATTTCTGCTTTTAAGTCGCCTGTGACCTGAACCGTTGCCGCCGCACTGGAATACAACGACATAATCTGCGCCACTACGCCCTCCAAATAAGCCGCCTTGCCTGACTTTCGAGAATTGGCGATTTTACCAAGCAGGCTGCCTACTTCATCAATGACATAAAACGCGCCTTGATGCTGTATCTGGTTACGGATGATTTCTTGCTCTGACTTAATGCCGCCGTAGGTCGCTTTGCTTAATCCAATTGATTTATGCAGCTCGTTTACGCTGTTGATAATCGCGCCTTTGCCGCTGCCCGATGACGCAACACCAAAGACAATGAGATTCAAGCTAGTATTAAACCCCGCAATCCGATACCGTAAACCCGCCGCATTACTGACAACCATTAAAGCCGCTGCAACAGCCAAAGCGGGGCGCGGGTACATAGAACGCGAATTAATCCATTCCGTAATCTGCCCGACCAAATGTGGCGGTTTATTGATGTCAAACCCGTAGTCTTGATCAATAAACAAAGATTCGTCATTGCAAACGAACGCAACAGGCTCGCTGTAACCGTCGTTTTTAGCCCATAGCAGCAACGTTGCTATCGTGAGCTGTGATTGTATGTTCTTCCCGAAAGAATGCCATTTAAACCCCATTTGGCTGCCATCATAGCTATCGGATTGGCTTGACCACTTATCCCATAAATCAAATCCCGACATTGCGCCGCTTGACGCATGATGTATTGCCATTCCGACGCGGATCCATCGCTCATAGTCGCTGTGATCTTTTATTGACATAACGATGTCGTGTAGCTCGCCGTCGGTGTACTCGTATTCCTTGCTTTCAAACGTGGATTTCATGCGCTCTTTGCGCTCTAGCAAGTCGATCAACTGCAAAGGCGCGTCACTTGTCAGCGACGGGTTACCCTTAATCGTGCGATACCATTCTCCTGATTTATGGTCGCAGGAACTGCCCACAACAAACCCCGACGACTTAAAATCAATCCCCGCGTATTGTTTTAATGACCCATGTAGCTTTACGTCACGCGCATAAAAATACATGTGAAGCGAACCATTGCCGCTGCCAGTCTCTACAATAAAGTTACAAGCCGCCCGCAGGTCAATCCCTAAATCAGCCTCAAGACGTGCCAGTGATTGAACGCCGCCGTTACGCGCGTCAACATCTACTACGAACAAGCCGAGATGGTGCAAGTTTACCCCAAAGCTATCGAGCAGCTGGTTAACACCTGTTAGCCCTTCGTCATCTTCTAAAAAAGCAAGCTGATCTTCATCCCAAACGGTGATGTGCTGCCAGTTTCCGCTAATGGGGTGCTTTCCGACCGCTGTACACTCAATGTCACCACAGCCGCACGCGCCTTGTATGATTTTATGTAGCGGGAACACATGCCAGCCCGCTTGCAGATAATGCGTGTAATCAATTAGCTCTTGCATCGTCAAAATCCTTTAAGTATTTTTCTATTTTTTGAATCGTACTAAATGTGACATTGGGTGACTTGCCGTTCGCAACATTAAAAACAGTCGGATAGGACAGCCCTGTAACCCTCGCTATTTCTGCAATGTTATGCCCCCATAGGTCTTTTTGTAGCTGTTCTAAAATGCTCATTGATAACGCCTCCTTTTAAGATAAAACAAATATATCATAAAAATATGTTGATAGTCTATAAAATGTATATTACTATTCAATAGTCAAAACAAACAAAGGATACACGAAATGAGCTTTTTAGCGCAGGCAACAAAGCCGAGCAACAAGCCGCCAATGATTACCATCGTGGGCAGCGCGGGTGTAGGTAAAACAACATTAGGCGCATCGTTTCCTGCACCTATTTTTATTCAAGCTGAGGACGGCGCGTCTGTTTTTGAAAGCTGGGACGAAGATGAAAAACCAACGTTTTTGCCCGCGTTGCCTAAGCCGACCAAAGGCAAAACAGCATCAACCAAAGATACGCTAATGGCTCAACTACGCGAACTGGTAACCGCAGAGCATGATTTTAAAACGCTGATTGTTGATAGCATTACATCGCTGAATGTCATGCTAGAGGGTGAAATAGCGCAGCGTGACGGCGTGGGTAATGTAGCAGATGCAAGCGGAGGTTTTCACAAGGGCTATCTTGAGGTCGCACAATGGCACGCTGATTTTATTAGCGCGTGCGATATTTTGCGTAAAATGCGAGGCATGTCAATTGTATTCTTGGCACATACGGGCATTGAGAAAGTAAAGAACTCACCAAGTGAAACAACAGAATACGCGGTCTACGGTATTGATATGCACAAAAAAGCCGCATCGCTTTATGTTTCGCAAAGTGACGCTGTTTTATACGTCAAAAAAGAGGAATTTATCACAGGAGGGGCTACAGACAAAAAAGGAAATACAACCAAAGCTGGGCGCGTCATGCAGACGGGTGATCGCAAGATCATTACGAGCGGTGATGGTTTAGTGGGTTATGTATCAGCGAAAAACCGTTATAACATGCCGTCCGAGATTGATCTTGAGGCGGGTGAAAATCCAATACTTCAATACATTAAATTTTTCAACTAAACAACTATCGAGAACTAACATGTCATTTTTTAAATTATCTACAGGCGAAACCGCAGCAGCTTCAACCACTTTTGAAATGGGTGGCGGCGATATTGAGCCGATCCCAAAAAATACCAACGTCCTTGCTGCTGTTGAAGAAGCAAAGATCAGTGAGTATCAAGGCGAGCAAACCATCAATCTAAAATGGCGCGTACTCAAACCTGAAGCATACGCAAAACGTGTGATTTTCCAGAAAATCAAATGCTGGGATACTGACAAAGAAAAAGCGGACAAGGCTGTGCAAATGCTTGCTGCAATTGACGCGAACTGTGGCGGTAAGCTAATGAAGTCGGGTGCTGAACCGACCGATATGGGTTTACAGTCTGCGCTACTCAATAAACCAATGGTTTTAAATCTACAGGTGTGGGCTATCGACGACAAGAAAGGCAACTGGATCAAATCCGTTAGCCCTGCTAAAGCTCAAGCTAAAGCCGCACCCGTTGTCGTTGAGGATGATCTCGAAGAAACCCTACCGTTTTAATCAACAATAACTAGCAAAAATAGCAGGTTCGCCTGCTATTTTTTGGACTGAATAAAAATGCTAATACCTCGTTTTTACCAAGTTGAAGCCCATGACGCAGTTATAACCGCATGGAAGCAAAGCAATGCGCCCGTCGTTATCGAAGCTGCAACTGGTTCTGGCAAGTCGCTTATTATTGCCATGCTTGCCAAATCTTTGTTTGATTTAAGCAAAGGCAAGCGGGTTTTATGCCTCGCTCCGTCCAAAGAATTAGTTGAACAAAATTCCGAAAAATACAGACAGCTAGGCGAACAATGCTCTATTTACTCTGCAAGCATTGGTAAATCATTGCGTCATCAAGTTGTATTTGCAACTGAAGGAACGTTTAAAAAAGTAGCTAAAGAAATGGGCAGCCAATTCGCGGGCGTAATCATTGACGAATGCCATAAAACAACAAACACGATCAAAAACATCATCGAAGATATGCGCATAGGTAACCCGATGCTACGCGTGTGCGGACTGTCCGCAACGCCTTATCGTTTAGACACTGGGTTCTGCTTCATGAACCAAATCAACGGCAAACCAGTGGGGGAGGCTAAAACAAGAAACCCGTATTTTAAACAACTGGTTTATTACATTGGCGCACGTGACTTGATTGAACAAGGCTATTTAACGCCTGCGGTTGTCGGTGATATTAACTGTGAAAGCTATCATATTGAACTTGAAAAAACAGCAGGCGGGCTATACAAGCAAGAAGCGTTTGAAGGCTGGGGTCGCGAAACAAGCTCCATTGTTGCGGATATTGTAGCGCAGTCACAAAACAGAATGGGCGTGATGATCTTTGCTGCAACCGTCAAACATGCCGTTGAGATTATGGCAAGTTTAGATCCAAATAATAGCCGCATGATTGGCGGTGACATTAATACCAAAAAAGAAGACCGCGAACGTCTTGTAAATGATTTCAAATCTCAAAAATACAAATACCTCGTATCAGTTGGCACGATGACCACGGGCATTGATTTCACCCATGTGAATGTTGTCGCAATCATGCGAGCCACCGAATCAATTAGCTTGTTCCAGCAGATTATAGGGCGTGCGCTACGCCTGCATCCAAACAAAAAAGATGCTTTAATTTTAGACTATGCCGAGAACATCGAACGGCTATGCCCCGATGGTGATATTTTTGCGCCCGAGATTAAAGCACCATATCAAAACAGCGGGGCTAGTGAATTAGAATGCAAGTGCCCAGAATGCGACGGTATCAATGTTTTTGCAGTACGCAAGAACGACGAAGGTCTTGAGTGTGACGTATACGGCTATTTTATCGACCTACACAAAGAGCGTGTACTTACTGAGGACGGCAAGCCAATACCCGCCCACATGGGCAGGCGTTGCCAGCAATCTGCATTCGATAAAAGAACTAAATCCGAAGAACGCTGTGATTACTACTGGACAAGCAAAGAATGCCCGACGTGTGATTTTAAGAACGATATCACGGCAAGATATTGCGCTCAATGCAAAGAGGAATTAGTTAATCCAAATGAGAAATTAGTAGCCGCGCATCATAAGCACAAAAAGAATCCGAACCTTGCCCAGTGTGACGAACTCCTCGCACTCACAACCAAAGAATCCATCAGCAAAGCAGGCAACCCGATGCTCGTTGTGGACTTTACGACTGATACACGCACGTTCACGGTGTACTATCAAACGGCAAGCACAAACGCGTGGTTTAATCTGCAATATGAGAGATTCATCGAGGCGACAAAAACACAACCGCGCACGATTGAGTACAAAAAAGACGGTGATTTTTGGAAGGTCTTGAGCTTTAATAAACCCACCGATAATGAGGTACTAAAAGATGCAGTTTCCAAATTGGCTTAAGGTATACGGGGACATCCAATACCGCGCTGAATGCCCGCTAGAAGCAGCCGAGCAAGTGACGTTTGTGAACTACATGCGCCGCGTCTATCCTGATAGTCTAGGCGCGTTATTGGTCCATATTAAGAACGAAGGCAAGCGCACTATGCGGCAAGCGGTAATAGATAAAGCGAACGGCATGACTAAGGGCGCACCTGATATTATTATCCCCTGCAACCCGCCTATTTTGATTGAGCTAAAACGGCGTAACCATACAAAATCGTCATGGCAAGCTGGACAACTTGAATACCTAAAAAAAGCCCACGATAACGGGGCTTTTGTTGTTTGTGCGCTAGGCTGTGACGCCGCAATTAAAGCAGTTGAAGATTATTTATTAACTAAGACTTCCAAATTTTAAAGAAAACGCCGCGATAGCTTGAAATGAATCTGCGCCCGCTGCTGGTGGAATTTTACGAGTAGCACAACCGCCGTTTGAGCAACAGGACAAAACCAGTCTACGTTTTTCAGAATCAGGATTTTTATATAGCACTGGCGAGTTGTGGCATATTTTGCAGTGGCTCATTTTCAATATCCCTTTTTTAGTTAACCCGATAATCAATTCAACTCTGATTCAAGTCAAATTGATTTTTGTTATTTTTTAACGCCGAAATGGTTATAAACAATCTTTCTGTGACATTTTGCCAATTTGTACATCACTGAATTTTCAACGACAGGTGCGGTA